TATTTGAGATGCACCAAATCCACGGTGATTTCCTTTCGTTGCAACAAAATAGCGAGGCGAGCGAACCCGCCCCGCTGGGCCTAATCAGGCATGCTTATTAAGCAACGCCTTCGCTGGCGCCAAAAATGATGAAGTCAAGCTTGCTCGCCTTGGCATTGGCCGCGCCGGCCGTGGTCAGGATCAACCAGGCATCCTTGGGCAGCGTCACCGAAGCATTCGTGGTGACGTTGCGCAGACGGGCCGCAGTCGCCAAAGACTGGCCGGCAGCAAGGAAATAATCGTCATCCTGCGGCACAGCCGTTGAATCGACGCCATCGACGTACTCGAAACCGATCTTGCCGGTCACGGCGGCGGTCATGGCCACCGAGAGAATCGCCAAGCTATCGAGCAAGGTGGTGCCGGCCGGGATAACGCCGATGCGAACCTTGTCCGCAATAGCAATCGCAGCCGTCGAATCCGCATTGAGCGCCGCGCCGGTAGCGCCGGTTTCAAGGGTGTATTTAAGACCGTGGGTATTGCCCCACGGCGTAGCCCCGACATTGAGACGGGGATTGAACTTCTGGGTAATCGTGGCCATTTGAGCCTCCTGAATTGGGTCAAAGTACCGGGCCGCCCGTAAGCAGCCCGGCGTTTGCTACTTAGTTGCGGGCGCCGATGATGGGCACAGCGGTATCAATGGCAATCACGCCGTGGTCCGTGTAGTGCTTGGCACCGTTGCCCTGATTCACCAGCCAGCGAATTTTGGAAAGACCCTGGATGGCACCAATCAACAGTTCCATCTTGTCGTCGTGGTCCCAGCTCTTCTCCTTCCAGAAGAAAGGCATGCCGCCGTGACGGCTGGAAGCGAAGGCTTGAGCCAATGCTTGACCGCCGAGCAGCAGTGCACGATCCACTGCGTGAGTCGTACCGAAGCCGGCCGGCACAACGCAAGAGGTTTCGGTCTCCGTCTCGTTTGAGGCGCAATACATGATGGTGTCGCCGGCATAGAAGCGAATCGGCTTCGGCATCTTCATCAGCAAGACGCCATTCCACAAACCAACCTCACCCAAGAACAGCGGGTGATTGCCGGCCTTGCTGGCCCGCGCCATCGCACTGGCCTGGAACTGGCGGAAATTGGCATCCTGCGAGAAGGCATGGTACTGAGCCGGCGAAACCAGCATGCAACGCAGCGGCGAATCTTCAGCGACCACATCGCCGGGGATCTTGATGGCCGGCGGCGGCAATGCAATCGACTCGATCACGGTGCGGACGCTATCAACCACATCCATTGTCAGCAAGTCAGTGGTGGCAAGGTCAATATCGCCGACGCTGACTGCAAACGGCTTGATGGCATCACCGTCAGCGATGAAGTGACGGTTCTTGGTTGGGGCTTTGACCTGACTAATCGCCATCTCGGCGAAATCTGCATGACTAGCGGTAGGCAAGCGCCATTCGATATTGTCATGGAAGCCGCGAGCGCCGGCCAGATGCACCAGCATGGACTGATCCTGATAGCCGTCCATCAAGGACTGTGCAATCGGACGGCCAATCTTGCGGAAATCAACCGGCGAGCGAATATCGCTCATGGTGTCGCCGAGATCGACCGGGAAACGCGCTTGATTGACGCGAACGCGGGCCTTGTCGAGCGAGATACCGACACCCTTGCCTTCGGCCTGACGGGAACCCATGATCGGGTAAGCGCCGGTCGGCTGGACGAAATGGAATTCAACCTCATCGCCCTTGCCGCGAGACAGATCGACGGTGCGGACAATCGGCATATCAGTGCTGGATTGCTTGCGCAGGGTTTCGGCGACTTCGCTTTCGCTGGATGGCATCTTGCCAACCATGCGATTCATGGTGGAATTGCGCTGCATAGACTGAGTGAACAGCCCGGCAGCCTGGACAAACTGAGCGTTGGGAGAACCCGCAGCCGTGGTAGTTTTGGACATTATGTCCTCCTAAATGGGATGGCGTAGCCTCAAAAGAGGCACGTTGATTGATTGCTTGTGGGCGCGAGCGCTTACACCATGCTGTTCATGAGTCGATTGGCCTTTTCCGGGCTCAAACTCGCCATGAATTCCATGAGCTTTGCGGGATCGCCGGCCAGTGCGGTTGCGCGTTCCACGTCGCTAACCCCGACTGAGCCGCCAGACAATTCGGACAGGCTGGCCGGCACTACGTCGGTAGCGGCCTTGATGGCTGCGCCGACCCTGGCCTTGATGGCCGCCTGTTGTTCCGTTGCTGGTTTTCCGGTTGCTGCCTTGAAGGAGTCGAAAACCTCAATCACCTGCGCTGCCGTACCCGATTGCAGGATTGCAGCGATGCTGCCCTGCACGTAGGACGGCTGTGCCGCTTGCCATTGGGCGAACTCGCCACTCTCGAGAATAGAGTCGGTATCCTCGTGGGCGGTGTAAATCGCCTTGTAGTGCCCGGTCGTCGCATCCTCTTGCTGCTGCTTGAACATCGGCGCCAGCAATTCATTGACCCGCGCATCCACGCGAGACTGAACCTGGGTCGACATTTGCGCATTGATCAGCGTATTAACGCCACGCGCTATGGCCTCTTCCGAAAAGTCGCCGAACAGATCAGGGTCAACGCCTTGGCCGATGGCGGCCTGGGCAATTGATACCTGCTGATCAGCGTTCGTCTGCGCCTGGCCGGCATTGGCGCGAGCCGTTGCGTCAGCCGTGGCGGCAGCGAGGTTGACTTGCTGCTGCGCGCTCAAGTCGGCCAGTTGCGATTTCAGAGTGATGTTTTCCTCTTCCAGCGTTTTGGCGCGGCTACGAGCTTCAGACAGTTTTTCGTAGGGAATGGTGTAACTGCCGGACTTGGCAGCAATCGGGGCGCCTTCGACTTCTTCAGTCTCCGGTGTAACGACTGCGGCCGGCTCGGCGGCGGGTGCGACATCGCTCGGCGTATCCACATCCGTGGCGTCGAGATTCAACGTGCCGGCTGCGGCGGCGTCGAGTAGTTTCCATGCTGCTTGGGCTTCGGTGCTCACTATTTGCGCTCCATCCCAGCTATCCGGCTGGGCCTGATTGGGTTGCGCTCCGTTGTGCTGGAGCGGTTACGCCATTCGCCTTAGCGTTTGGCTTGGCGCGATTCTTGAATAAAAGCCAGCATTTTTAGCAGGTGCAAAAAGAAAACCCGCCGAGTGGCGGGCTTGTGTGCAGCATTGATGCGGGCTGTCTTAGGTTGCGGCACCAAAGGCGGCAACGCGCTCACCAAGGATGCTCGAATACTCCCGCATCACTTCCGATTGACGATGCAGCCGACCGCGCTCATCGAACGGCAGGCTGTGGCAGGCATCGGATGACAGAAACGGAATCAGGTTGCCGAGCCGGGCATCCAGTTCGGCTTTCTCGTCGATGACGAGCTGCTGGTGGGGGAGAATGCTCATGCCGGCCGCCCTTCTTCCTTGTCGACCGATGGCACGGCCAGCTTTTCTTTCAGCGCGTAGCCCATGAGCGGCCACAACTCTTCCCGTGAATTCGTGATGGCAATCTTCTCGCCAATCTCGGCATTGTCATTGGCAGAAGACACGGCGCACGATGGCTTGCCGACTACGGCATAACCGTTACGAGTCGTGATAACCGCCCAGCGCAATACCTGGCCAGTCTTCGATACGTGCTTGACAATCTCGACATCGGCAATATTCGCCTCGACATCATTCGGCGTGATGCGCGGAGCGATCAGTCCTTTGGCTACAATTTCCTGCTCGATTACTTGGTCAGTCATTTTGAATCTCCTTAAACGTTATCGGCCACGGTGGCCGTTTCAATTCCACCCATGCCGGACGCCGGTTGCTGCGGCACAGGTGGGAAGTTCGGGCTGGTGTTTTGCTGCACACCAGGCGGCAATTCGGGCGGCACTTGTTCGATAGCCGGCTGTGTAATGGCCGCAGTAGGATAGTTAGGGTCATCCGCTGCGAGTGACGGCGCCTGATAGCCCGCGCTAGTCATGATCGCATCGGCGATCGGCGCAATCTGCGGCATCTGTGCCACCTGAGCGCCGCCTTGCATCGCCGAGAACGCAGCGGCCACACCAACCTGCACCGCATCGGCCATCAGTTTATTAATCTGCGCACCGGTCAGCCGTTCCTTGTTGGCAATCTCGCGCTCCTTGATGTCGTGCATCAACTCCTGCTTGATCTGTTCGCGCATCTGGTTTGGGTCGGCCTGGTCGGAAGCATTGCGAATCGCCTCAACCACCTGTTTCTTGCGCGGCAAGTCCATCAAGTCGACCATGAACGGGAAGACCACCGTCTGCATTTCGCTCGGCATCGCCTTGATAGACTCGGAAAGCGAGTTCAATTGCTGCGCCCGGAAGCTGCTCGAACTTGGCACATCATCAAGCGACACTTTCATTCGGGTGCGCAATACGTCATTGCTCAGGTAGTGCAAGCCGGTCTCCGGGTCTTGCTCAGGCTTGTTCAATACCACCTCGCGGGCTTCGTTCAGCACGTCGCCCTCAATCACTACCACCTCTTCTTCGTGGCCAATGTCTTCGATTTCCATCGCCAACAGCATTTCACCGACCAATGCCCGCGCCGCTTTGAAGTTGTCCATCAAGTCGGCAATCGAAACCTGCGACTGCTCCAACTGCGTTTGCTCCTGCAGGCCGGAACGCGCCGTACCTTGTCGGCCTTGCAGCGAAGCGGTAATGCCGCTCACTCGCTCAATCGACGCCCGCGAATCGGCCATCAACTGGAATTGCTGCGCATTGAGCTGAAAATCGCGCTTGACCTCGAAGCGGGCGCCGGGGTTGGAGCGGAAATGCTCGGCATCGAGCACAATGTCGGCGTCAGGTCGGGCAACTTGGCGACGAAATTGATCGTCTGACATTGCTACCGCACCTTTGGTCCGCTCGGTGCGGGTCGCGGCCAAGCCCCAACGCAGCTTTGCAATCGTGCTATTGAGATTGTCCTGCGGAAAAACCATGTCACGGACCAGCGCGAATGGTATGCCGGTCATGTCCTCGCGGTAGCCCCAGAACGGCACATAGGGGAAATGCGGGTGCGGATACGGGCTTGGCGAATCATCCAGACAATGCGGCCCGAGCCAATAGCTGCGGCGCACGCGGGCGACGGTGGATTTCTCCAGATTGCCTTGACCCGACATCACCGCCGCTTGGTGCGCTGGGCTGTCAGCATCAAACTCAACCGCTCGACCGCCGCGCAACTTGAGCACATAGACACTCACCCAGCGGCGATACCACAGCTCAACAATGCACACCTCGTCAGTTTCGCGGCGATACCAAGCCTGTTCTTTTGTCGTCCAGGCGCGGTTGACGTTGATACCCGGCTGCAATCCGGTGCTCATACCACCCTCGACCACGTAACCACCATAGCCGCCCATGCCGCTCGCCGAATCGGCGCCGTCGATCAATTCCTTGTGCTTGGGGAATGCCGACTTGGCGCGTGATTTCTTGGTGAATTTCTCCCGCACCAACCAAGCCGCATCGCTTAAATCGGATTCCTTGGCGCGCATGTCCCAATAAATCTCATTGCGATGGACGTAGCGGCAGCGCTTGTTGTAGCCAAACGGATCATTCGACCTTGCCACCTCAACCCAGCCAATGCCAACGCTGCACTGCGGCCGGAACGCGGCACTCATCGCCTCATCGGCCTTGGAGTGGCGCTCGGCTTTGTTGAGCTTGTAATTCAGCGCGTCCGAAACATCCTGTCCCTGTGGCTCACCATCCGGTGTAACGCGCCAATCGGTTCGCGTCTTGGCTTCGTAGCCGCAGACTGTCGCAATCGCCGGGCCGACAATATTTTCCTTGGCCGGCGGAATGCCAATCTCACGCAAACGCTGCAACAGTTTGCTATCCAGTTGATTGCCGTCGACATAATCGGCCTCAATGTCGGCCTGCAAACGCCACGGCGGCTGGTCAATAACCTCGTCAATGATCGTGGCGTACTCTTCGACGGTCATTGGATCGCCACGGTCGGCGGATTTGGGCGGTGTCATGTAGCTCATTTTGTTGCCTCGTTACGTGCGCCAGTCGGCGGGAGGGGGTTCTTCGTACTTGCCGCCTCGGCTAGATGCGCTTTCGAGCAAGCCTAGTTCCTTGGCCTGCGCCCATTGACGAAGGGCATCCGCTCCCTCGCTGCATCCATTCGATTTGTCAGGCTGGTCGGTAAATCTGTTTTCGGCGCGGTTGAATCTTTTGCGATAGCCCTCGATACGCTTGATGCCTTTGTCGCAAGCTGTCTGATCGAAATAGGCGCTCTTGAGATGCTTCCTAGTCTGGTGAATCCCATTGACCAATTCAGTAATCACCGGGACGACAACAAAAGTTTCACCGGGCAGAAGTTGCTCAAGCATTTCGCGAGTGCTTTTGTTGAAATCAGAAAGCCGCTTGTGGTCGGCATCATGCGGCAAGAAGTGGGCGCCAAACACGTATCCCTTAGCGCGAAGTTCGGCCACGTAGTGACGTAAATCCTCGTTGTGCGCCTCGAAGTAGTTGATGAACCGATCCTCGCCGCGCAGGTCTTGATGAAACCAGATCGCGCATCCGTCGCTATTGCCGATGTCCCAAAATGTATTCACCTGAACGTCGAGCACCGGAACGCGGGTAATCCCGCCGCGCTTGCGTAGCGCCACCATGTCTTTCGCGTACCAGTTGCCTTGCGTGCTGATCTGGAACGACTCGGCAGGGAATGACGGGTATTCCTGCCACATCCGCTCTTCGGCGCCATTGAAGTCGGCGCGCTTGGTCGCCGCATACCATGCTTTTTGGCCGGGGCTTAGTTGCAGGTCAATATCGAGCGCAGCCTTTACCGTGACCTCAACCTCGTCAAAGTATTCTTGATCTTCGCGCGTCAGCTCGACGGTTCTTGCATCGATCTGGTAATTCTCTTCCATCCACCACGCGTAAAAATGCAATCGGTAATCACGCGGCGTCAATTCCTTCGAGGACGCATCATCGGCTTCTGCAGCCTGAACCATCTTGTAAAAGTCACCTTCCCTGCCCTCTGCCGTGCTTTCGATCACCAGCACGGCATTGAGCGGCACGGCCGGAATTGAGCCGGTAACGACCTCCTGGGCCTTGTCCGGATACTTCGCGCAAATCTTGCCGAATTCTGAAACGTGCAGGCGATGAATTGTCCCGGAGCGCATCGATGTAGCCACGCGCACGCTGCTGTTGTTGTGCTTGAAAAGCAGTTCGGCGGCACTATCCCGATCCAGCGGGAATCGCTCTCTTATTTCGACAGGAAGTTCGTCGGCCACCTGAAGAAATACAAGCTGTCCGACAAGGGCGCATCTTTGACTGCGCTCGAAAAGCATCTGGGGATGTACGAGAAGGACAACAAGCAAAAAAC